GTCTTAAGCATGGATCTCTCTGTAATGTTTCTATTTTATCTGTTGGCTTAAATTTAAACCATCTTTTTGTCTTTAGTCCAATAATATACCAAGTTTTATTGGATCGTTTACAACTTATAACATCTGCTTCACTAGGATGCTCCGTACCAATTGGATGAGAATGTATAACAGCATGGATTCTGCCATATTTATCCTCAGTATCAGCCCAATCCAAAGGATCTAACAAGAACTGCAAATCATTATGTAAAGCTAAGTTTTTACAGGGAATATACTTTTCTTTATTCAGATATTTAACAAGAAGACCGCATGATTCTCTAGGTGCTTCCTGTTCTGCATGAACAAGAGCATCTTCCTGCCATGTCATTGGTTAATAAACGTACCAACACCAGGAAACAGATCTCTTGTAACTATTCTCTTAGGCAACTCTAAGTTAATTAAATCTAATTCTGCTGCTAGTTCAAATTGTACAATCTCTCTGTTCTCAACTACTTTCCTATCTATAAAGTATATCTCCTGTGGTAGTTCCTGAGTTGGATCAGGAGTCCCAAATGGATTTGTACCGCCAGTAAAGTTTGCAGCATCTAAATATCTTGCAAGTGTTCTTATTCTCGTAAACTTTGCACCATTAAGATCATTGTTAGCAGTGACAGCATTAACAGTGGCAAACAAGGTAGTAACAGTTCCTAACACATTACTAATAGTAAAGATAGGACGAGGAATGGATTTAGATGATCCATCAAATTCAAAACCTTCGGCCTGACAAGGAAACTTTTGATATGTTTCTCCTTGCCATACTATGTCGCCATTATTTAGCTTATTTGATCCAGCATGAAACCTCTGTACATCTGTAGATCCATGCAGTGTACTATCTAAAGTCAAGGTAAAAAGTTCAATGATAGAACTAGGATTTATCTTCTGTAGTTCTGATACTGGTATTGGCATTAGGGTTCAAATACCTCTCTGAATGTTACCTGTACTCTTGCACGATTTAAATATGGTATTGATTTGTTCCAAGCTTCACATACAAATTGAGAAGAGCTAGATTCTCCTGGTGGTGTAAAGGTAAAGCTGGCACTATCAACTGCTCTGGCATCTAAAAAAGTTTCAATCGTATCTGCGTCTGTTTCTGATACTTCAAAAGTTAAATTAAATATTTTGGGGTTTTGATTTAAGCCAAAAAGCAATCTATGTTCATAACCATCACCAAGTTTTACTGTTTTAGTGTTCGGTTGTGATCTTTTCTGAACTCCGTAGGTTGGGGTGATCGAGGGAAAGGTAGCCATTATGCAAGTAAACCTCCAGGACGTTTTTGTTTAATTAATTCAGATTGTATAGCAGTAGCTATAACAGAGCCAAAGGCATTTGCTTGTTCTTCATCACCCTCAACAGAAGAACCAGAGGCATCTACATTTACGACAATACTTGTAGAACCACCCATTGCATTATTAGGAATAATAGTTCCTGCTCTATCAGGTACAAATAACTCTGGCCCACGTTCTCCTACTATTGAAGCTCTGCCTACTGGTGGCCTTCCACCATCTGCAAAACCAAGAGCAGAAGATTTTCCTACAAATTGACCTGCTGTGCCAATCGATGTACCTCCAAAGTTTTTAAAAGAACTACCAAAACTAAAAGCACTTCCTAAACCTCTACCTAAAATACCAAGTAAACTTTGTTGAAACTGATTTGCTGCCATCTGTGCAGCAGTCTCAATAAAGAAATCTGCGATTTTATTTAACATATTTCTAAACGCATCTTGTACTGTCATTGTTCCTTTTATTACACCTTTGAATGATTCTTCAAAAGAACTAGAAATAGATTTTGATAATTCAACAAGTTGAAACCCTGTATCATTTAATTTAATCATTTCAATATCTAGTTTTTCTATTTCATCATTTACTAATCTCATACCTAAAGCTAAACCTTCTGTAGCTTTTACTAATTTTTCTATTGTTTCTATTTCATTTGTTTCAAGTCGTCTTCCCATGATTTCTTCACGTTTTTTTATTTCTTCATTAATTTTTTTACGCACTCTTAATTCTTGTCTTGATGTAAAACCGACAGCTTGATTAAGTTCTATTTGATGTTTTAACTCTTTGTTAAAAAACTTTTGGGCAATTGTGTTATTAACTGTTGTATTACCTATTTTTATTAATTCTTTAGCATCGTCTTCTAAATCTTTTAAATCAATTTGATTCATATGAGAAAAAACTTTTTCTTGCAAACCTTTTGGATCTCTAATTTTTCTTATTTTTTCTGCTATTTCGGCAGCACCTAAACCTGTTCTAGTACCAGTTATTGTTCCAAAATTACCACTATTTGCATTACCTAAAATTTGATTTAATTCGCCACTAAGATTTCTAGGCAATAAATCAGCAAGTGCTCTAGTAATTCCAAGAAATTGATTAACTCTTGCCAATCCAGCTTGAAATTGTAGAAACACTTGAGTCAAACTTGTTTGTATCTCTCTTGTCTCATCTCCATAAGACTTCAAAGCAGAAACTCCTTGTTCTCCAACTATAGAAGTAGTTTGTTTTAATGCTTCTTCAAACGCAGCTTGTTTTCCTTCTGCCTGTTCTAATAATTTTACTCTTTGACCAAAAGCATTATTTGTATTACCTAAAGCTTCTACTAAGACATTTGCATCTTTAGTTAAATCGCCTAAAGCATCTCCTGTTTTTTTTGTAGCTTGCACTAAAACATCAACTTGTTTACCTAGCTGTGTACCAACAATAGAAAGACCAAATCCTAATCCACCACCTAAAAATCCACCAGCAATACCACCAATACCACCACCGACTGATGCCCCAATGCCTTGACCAAATAACAAAGGAAAACCACCACCAATTAAACCACTACTAAGAGCATTTCTTCTTCTACTAGCAAAACCACCTGGTTCAAAAAACATTCCTCCCTGTTGAAATTGTCGATTACGTCCAAGAGTTCTGTTGAAAAAGTTTTCTCCTGCCATTGCTTGTCTAGGACCAGCAGGTATAGAAGTTTGATTTGCAGTAGGATTTATTACTGGAGAACGAAGTTCATTCTCCATCTCTTTTATTCTTGCAGTAACCTGTTTAAATCTATTACTTGTTCTATCTAATCTTGCTTCAAGATCTCTTAAAAATCCTAAATATTCATTTATAGCTTTTCTAGTTTGTGTAGGCCTAAAGGACATTAAATCTTCAAAGCTCGTTCCTCGTGCCATTGGAATAGCTCCACCTAAATTACCAGCAGTAATAGCTGCTTTTCTACTAAATTCTTTTAATTCTTTAAATCGTGCAGTAAAATCTGCCTTTTGAATACCTTGAGTTAAAACATTATATTCTCCGCTAAATAACTTTACATTATTCCTTGCGTCTACTAATGCCCGTGAAAATCCTCTAATCTCACCTGCATTATTATTGATTTGTTTCGTATTATTTACAAACGCATTGTTAGTAACAATTACTTCATTTCTTATTTGTGCAAGTCTATCTTTAAATTTTCTAAGTAATTCTGGAGAACCACCTTTTAATTCTGGCAGTATTTGTTTTGACCTTATACCTTTAACAGTATTTTCTACTTCTTTTAATTGCGTTTGTAATCTTTTAAGCTGTTGAGTCTGAGTCCTGACATTAATATTAATTCCGTATTCTGCTGCCACTTACTCGACCCAATAAATTATCCCTATCTTACCTCCTTCTGGGTTTCATGGCTTGTTTTTTTTGCACTTGTTCTTTATATTTTTCTTCTTCCTCATTTTTTAACTCAAAAAAAGCAGCCCAAGATACTAATTCTTCTCTTGTAAGATTTTCAGTTAATTGTCTTAATGTCATTCCAAGTTCTTTTGCCAAGAAAAACATTAGATACCAATCACGATTAGCTTTTTAATGATGCTTTCGCTTCCTCCACTTTTAATTCATCTCCTGATGTCATCATCGCCATTTGAATGTCCTGTAAAATCCCTGCATTGACTTCTCTTCTTAAAGAAGCTTTATGTCCATCTTGAAATAGTCTTTTACCATCTTTATCTAAAGCTTTTTCAATCATAAGGTTCAAAGCAAACTCGTTTCCGTCATCACCTTTAGATTTAGCCATAATTGATTCCCTTTCGGCAATCGTTAATGGATTCCAATAAATTTCAAGTAATGTATCTTCTCCATCTTTAATTTCATACTTATATCTTTGGCTAACACCAAATTTGTTTCTTAAAAGTTCAATCGCTTCCATGTGATTGTTATATAATATTTATATTATACTTATATTAGGCATTAGCTGTAAATTGGCAAGAAATAATTCCAATAAAATGACTTCGATCTTCTATTTGTAACATATTTGGGCCAATAATATTACGAACTTTTGGAGTACAATTAAAAGTATCTATATAATCAGAAGCATTAACAGAAGTTAAACCATCTATAACGTGTTCACAAATAGCAGAAACAACTGATGTTCCTTTATTTTTTGGTACATAAATATTACATTGAATAACACCAACATAGTAATCTGAAGCGACACCTTGATTTTGAAGAGTTGATTGCCCAAAGTTCATAGTCATTACTATGTACTTAGAAGTTTTTCCAGGTTCTTTAAATGGCACATTGTCATAAACCATTTTTACAGTTGGATCATTGTCAGTTACCTGATCAGTAACTGCTTTTTCAAAAGCTGCTCTTACATTTACTAAAGTCATAATTAACCTTCGATGTAACGTAAACTAGATCCAGGTTTTACTGAACCAAAACCAGAGCCAGGTTTAACTCCTAAGAATATTTTACCTTTATCTCTCATGTTATCTTTAATAATTTCACCTGCTTCTTGTTGTATAAAATTAGATAATCTTTGATCTTCTGCACTGAAACCAGCATATTCAGCAGCATTACCAATATATATATCTGCATTTATAAATTTATAAGAAGTATTAACAGGAAATCGAGGATCAACAACAGCTATTTGATTTGATAATTCTCTACGTTTTTTTCTTCTTTCTTCTTTATTACTTGCCCATACAGCATCTAATTGTCTTCTTATACCAGCCCAAGGTGAATAATTATATACTGATTGCCTATCCTTTATTGGTTCTCTTCTTACTTTCCAGCTAGATGCTAAAAAACCAGTATAGACAGGACTACCTTCTTCTGAAGACAATGAAGCGTGTAGATCTCTTATTGTTTGTGCAAAATCAGCATCTAACTGTTCTACTTGATTATTAAAAACTTTATCTGCGTTAAATTCTTGTTCTTTAGCCATTAAAACCTCACAAGCAATGTAAAGAGATAAGTTTGTCCACCTTTTTTAGTATCAATACTTGTAATTACTCCTGTAACTGTTTGTCCAGCATAACTAAAAGAAATTTCATCTTCTAAAGTTGGTTGATTATCACCAATTAAATCGGGTGTAATATACAATTTTGCTTGTCTTATTTCAACACTCCCATCTTCAATTGAATTTATAAATTCGATTGGAACTTTTATATCAGAAAAAGTAGTATCAACTGTAACCTGCTCTCCTGTTTCCAGGTTATAACTTGAAGTACCTTTTTTTATATAACTTATAGTTGTATCTAAAGAAGTTCCTAAATCACTAACAACTTGTTTAGCTACTTGTTTTAACAATGAATCTAACTGTCCTGCCATTATCCTCTCACCACTCTAGTTTGATAAGTACCAGATCCACCTAACATATACGCACCAAGATAACTTTGTAACCACGGATATTTATCCATAACATTATTAACAGTACCAACACCTTGACTTGTCGTATTATATTTCACCTGTATATCTCCTAACTTGACCTCAGATAAATTACCATCTGTTCCTGTATTACCTGTCATAGCATCTGTTTCATTAGCTAAAGCTCTAGCTAATTCAAGCTGTGCATATTTAATATTATTTGGAATTGTTGTACAAGTAAGTTCTACATTATCAATCGTATAATTATTTCTTGGAAACTTTAATGCCTGTCCATTATCACATCTTGATCCATAGTAACTTAAGGTATCAATCCATCTTGTAGCTGCAATCAAAGATCTATTCTTTTGATCGTCTGTTTTATTTGTCCAAGTGCTTGAATCTGGTACAGTCTCAAAGTAATCATTAGCTTCTGCCAAAGTGACATAGCTATTTGCAGTAGCACTTGATAATGTTGCTGTTATAGTAGCTGCCACGATTAATAATTAATTTTAGTTTTATTGTAGCGTAAAGAAAAAACCCCACCAATAATTGATGAGGTTTAAACCAAGCAACTTAATAATAATATTAATAAGTTGATGTATCAAGAGGAGAGTTAACTGTTAACTGTACCAATGGAATCAAGTCAGCATCGTATGTGATAGCCCACTTGTTAGCTGTTGCTAAGTTTGCATTAGTAGGATTGTCAGCAGCATCATTCCACTTAGTACCCATAACGTGATACGCAGTGTGATAGTCAACAGAAAGAACGTCCTGCTTAGAAAGAATGTTTCTTTCAGCTTCAATTCTTAGTGCTTGTTGCTGTCCTTCAAGAATTGTTCCTGATGTTGTCAAATAGCAGAAGAACTCTATCTGATGACCAGAAGAACTAGATGGTGCAACTGTGTTAACAGCAGAATCAACAACAACTGTGCAACCAGCAAATTCGCCAACTGCTCTGTCACTGATGCCAACTCCACCACCACCCCACTGAATACCTGTTCCAGTAGATAATGCAGAAGTTGAGAATGTTAACATACCAACCTGATATAGGTAGTAAGCAACTGTTGGGTGAACAATAAGAATATCTAAATCCTCACCTCTTTCTCCAAGAAGATTTCTTGCTCTTGCAATAGTAGAAGCTGTTAAGAAGTTAGCTTCTGTTGCACTAGCACCAGCTTTCGCTACATCTAACTTGTTTGCAGATAATGCAGTTCCAAACAAACCAGCTAAATGTGAAAACAATCTAGCGTTGTTAAGTTTATTTATAGCATCTGCAAGTTGGTTTCTGATATGACCCATAGGATCTTCACCAGCAGCCAAGATTGCAATATCATCTACAGCATAAGCAAATGCTCTATGGCAAATTGTTGCAACCTGTGTTCCAGTACTAATCTTCTGTGGTGTTAAATAACCAGCAGTAGATGTACCCCAGTTAGCAGCACCAGTAAGAATCTCTTCTGTTGGAGCGATTGGGTTGAACTCAGGAACCTGGATTCTTGTACCACCTTCGCTTGCATCTAATAATGCGTTACGAGTGATAGCACCAGATTGTAAAAATGCACT